AAGCTCCTGCGTTGTCAGCGGTGCTGATGGTCGGTACACGTGTTGTCGAACATGACAATGCCAAGGTGCCAACAGCCTGTACCAACGGACGTGACGAGTGGTACGGCGCAGGGTTTGCGGATACGCTAAACGACCCAGAGCTACGGTTTCTTGTACTGCACGAGAACTACCACAAGCTCTATCGTCACCTGACAACGTGGCAACACCTAAACAAGATAGACCCAGACCTCGCTAACAGGGCTATGGATTACGTTATCAACATCAAGATATACGACGAGTATAGTCAAGATGGTTGGGTCAAGATGCCCGAGGGTGGTTGTTTCGATGAAAAGTATCGTGGCTGGGACACTGCACAAGTCTTCTGGGACTTACACGATAACAAGTCACAGGATGAGGATGAACGCGGCGCAGGCGACGGCGAAGGTGGTGAACAACCTCAAGGGTTTGATTCGCACGATTGGGAAGGTGCAACCGAGATGGATGCCGACGAGATACGCGAACTAGCACGTGATATCGACGAGGCTGTACGTCAAGGCGCATTGATTGCAAGCAAGATGGGCAGCGGTGGTGATCGCAACCTTGAAGAACTTATGCAACCGCAGATAGATTGGCGTGAAACACTGCGCGAGTTTATACACACTACATGCGCAGGGTCTGACTTCTCTACGTGGAAACGTCCTAACAGACGCTACATAGGTGCCGGTATCTACATGCCATCTGGTATCAGTGAGCAGGTCGATGAGTTGGTTGTGGCTATCGACACGTCTGGTTCTATCGGTAACGTTGCGTTGTCTGCGTTCTTGACCGAGGTCAAGTCTGTGTGTGACACAGTAAAACCTAACAAGGTGCGCGTGTTGTATTGGGACACTAAGGTCTGTCGTGACGAAGCGTACAAGCTGGACGAGCTAGATGATCTAGTGGAGTCAACCAAGCCAGCAGGTGGCGGGGGCACGTGTGTCGAGTGTGTGCCTGAGTACATGCAGGAACATGGCATCAAGCCGCAAGCGTGTATCGTCTTAACAGATGGTGATCTGTATCGCGGATGGGGCACATGGAACACGCCCGTGCTGTGGTGCATCTTGGACAACGACAGCAAAAAGCCCGACGTGGGCACGACTGTACACATCAAATCAAGGGAGATGTAAGATGAGAGTAGGTTGGCTAGGTTGGCGGCAAGCAACCGCACATTTGATGGTAGCGGCAGTTGCTATTGTCGAGGACGTAACAAGTTTAGTCACGCTATCGTTTGTGCGGCTAGACCTGCGTCCAGCACTACTGTTCAGTCGGTTTCTGGATCGTGTGACAGGTGACGAGGATAACTTTTACGAGTGGTTAAAAGAGCAGAGGAGTAAAAACAATGGCTAAATGGAAAGAACTACCAACATCAATTCCAACACGACGGTCTATACCAAGGCGTTGGGGGTACAACCCTAGTGCCGAGCAGATGGAAAACCTGTTGGATGCTGTGTTCTACAAAGTGATCGGCAGGGTTCCCGTGGCTACGTACGAGGACGACGAATGAACAACATGGTTAAGCAGATGATACTAACAGCGAGAGCCGAGAACGCACAGGCCCGTAAACGGTGGGGTGGTGTGGCGCGTACGTTAGGTGGGCATGGGCGCAAAATAGTACTGCCGCCCAAGGCCGAACAGATCGGTAAGTTACTTGATGAAGGTATGAGTAGGCGAGATGTCGCCAATACGATGGGCGTAACCTATCAAACAGTAACAAGTTACATGGATAGGTACAATCTGGGAACGGGAGCATGATTGCTGCAACAACTTTCGGGCAGGTGCCCGAATACAAATGGAGAATACTATGAGTTACACACATCAAAAAATATCTAACATCGACATGGACGCGGATGAACTTTCATGGAGATCACAGGCACTAGACGAGTTTCGCCGTGCGGTTGAGAAGTCTATGCGTGGGGTTAAAACAGTTATAAGAACCGCGAACAGCGCGTGGGTCTACATGGAAGGCGAAGACATGGCGATGGGGTGGATAGGTTACGGAGACTTCCAGACCAGCCAAGCCGCAGTGCATAAAAAGTACGCCGTGTATGCACGAGGTATACTCAACATGAAGTACAACGACATGAACGATCAGCATTACATGCGTGTGGCTCTGCGAATGGACGCGGCCCTAAAACATGTTAAGACGTACATGAGTAACTACTCTACAGGTGAGACTGCGGCAGCGTTGTACCACCCAGCGAAGAAAGCGGTTAGAAATGTAAGCGATACAGTAAGAAAAGAGTATCGGGACGCTAAACAAGCTGTTGGTATAAACTCAGATTACCACTCGCCAGTTCAAGCTCCTAGCGCTCTCGAACGGGAGCTAAGTTACTTGGTGTTGAGTGGGCATGTCTTCTCAGACCCTGAGTTGGGTACAAACATTCAAGACATGCTTGCCAAGAAGAAGGTCTTTTCACGTTTTGCTGGTGGCGACGATATACCTATGAACTTCGTGCGTGCGTACACCACGATCCGTGGAGAACAACGTGTAGATACTGTGCGGGTAAAGGACATAACGAGTTACCGGTTTGAGTTGGACATAGACCACCTACACATTGGTAGGCTTGCCAAGGAGCTACCCGAAGAACTTATGGGTCAAGTCGCAGTCATGTCTATGTGCGAGAACGAGGAGTTCGTAGAAGACGTTGGGTACAAGGTAAGTGAGAATATGTTCTACCTCTATGTAGAAGATGTTACAACGTGAGTGTAACAGATGATAGTACATACCGGATAATCCTATCAAACGAGACTAAAACTGTCTCCGTGGAATGTTTTGGTATGTACCCGCTTGACAGAAGTGTTGACGGTACTTATGCTTCTGTAGACGAACTACCTTTATGGATACAATCTAAGCTGGCTGTACTGTCTATGCTGGATGTCCCACCACCACTAAGCGATGTGGAAGGTGTGGGCAGTAAGTTAAGTCCTTATCTATATTGGGTGTACCCCTAAATTCGGGCAGGTGCCCGAAACTCAACGGGGTGGTGTAGTGCCACCCCACAACTGGTATCGACGGAGATTACTATGACCCCAGAAGCAAAAGTTAAAAAGGTTGTTGTCAAACAACTAAAAGAATTAGGCGCGTATTATTTCTACCCTGCCACTGGCGGCTACGGCAAAAGTGGTGTGCCTGACATAGTAGGGTGTTACAAAGGGTTCTTCTTTGGGTTCGAGTGCAAAGCTGGCAAGAACGTAGCCACACCTCTGCAAGAAAAGAACCTGAAAGAAATCAACCATGCAGGTGGGTTTGACCTGATAGTGAATGAAGAAAATATGGACTCCATTACAAGAGTTCTAATACGCTGGTCTGTATCCAGTGCATCAGTTTATACACGTCTTCACAATAACTAACACGAAGGCTAAGTTGTGAGAGGCCAATCATAGTGTAAATATCCGCAACAATATGGGCAAAGTCTCCTATCGCTCCTCGTACGGCGTAAAACATTGTGACCATATCGGAGAAACCACGAGACGGTTAGTCCCTGCCTGTTATAGCGGGTGGGGCACCTAACAAAACAGGAGAGATAATAACAATGAAAAAACTATCCCCTGCACTTGAGGCAGAGCTAAAATATCTAAGGCGACAAGTTGATAATCTACAAGATGAAGAACATCGCAGAGACGCACGACCCACCGCGAAACAAGAATTATGGACTGCGCGGGGGGAATTAAACAGGTTCGTTAGTAAACTGCGCACAGAGGGAATGAACATATGACTAAGCTAGACCTCTTGGGTGCAAAGAACAAAAGTGCGTTCACTGACGCCTTAAATACAACCAAGTATGGTGACACTATAATTTATCATGTTGGGAGATACGCAGGAGGGTTGTTTAAGAACGACGCCCTCGCAGCGGCAAACACGGGATTGGTAAACCTCGTGCAAAAGAAGTTAGGTGCTGGGCTTTTTCAGTACGTAGCACAACGGACTAAGAAACGATTTAAAAAGTAACCAAGGAGAACGGCATGGCTACTGTGGGAATTATAAAACTAACACAACGGATGCTTACCAAAAGCATCATAGATGCAAACAAATCTGTGCTTGCGTTCGCTAAAGAACACCTGCCTGTAAGTTACGACGAGTTAAACAACGGACAAAAGGCAACCTATAGTGAAGCTATCTTTGATGACGGTACAAAAACAGAGTTGCGTATATACCGACGTCCACGCGGCGATGAACTGCTTTCAATCAAGGGGATTGCTAAACGCGCAAAGGTCGGGGACGTGGTGACACTGATTGCTGACGCCACTAACGACGTACGTATAAGTATAAAGGGAGAACAACATGACTAAGAAACAACAAAAAGTATGGGCTTATAAAGTCAAGCACCCGCTAGCCACGGCGAGTGAAGTTGCCAAGGCCACCAAGACGTCTTACGGGTACGTGTATAAACTGATGCAGAAGATCGGCACACCGAAGGACGTGTCCGACGCTGGGAGATTTCATTACAAGCCTAAGCCTGTAGCAAAAACGGATTCTAATGCGGATTTAAATCCGGTTACACCGCCACGTCCATCGTCACGTGGTAGTATCTTAGACACAGCCAAAGAGTACGTGACTAAGGACCGTGCGGCTGACCATGGTGACATGGAAGATAACTTTCAACGCATCGCCGCCTACTGGAATACACATCTAGGGTTAGTAAGTTACATCAAGGACACTGATGTTGCGGTTATGATGGCACTGCTAAAGGTAGCACGTATTCATTCAAACGTAACGCATGGGGACAACTGGATTGATGCTTGCGGTTATCTAAGCTGCGGCGGCGAGTTAGCTGGTAAAGACTGATGGACCTCATAACCTTAGACTTTGAAACATTTTACGACAAAGATTATTCTCTGCGTAAGATGACAACAGAAGCCTACGTCCGTGACCCTCGTTCTGAGGTGATCGGCGTAGCTGTGCGGGTGAACAACAGGGAAACGGAGTGGGCAAGTGGTACGAAGAAACAGATTAAAAAGTATCTCGACACCTTCGATTGGGGCAAAGCTATGTTACTTTGTCATAATACTATGTTTGATGGTGCCATTCTTAGTTGGTGTTTTAATATTCATCCTCGCATGTATACCGATACTCTGTGCATTGCCCGTGCCCTACATGGGACTGAAGCTGGCGCAAGTCTCGGGGCGTTATCTGAAAGGTACAGTATTGGCGTTAAAGGGACAGAAGTATTGGACGCACTCGGAAAGCGGCGTGGAGATTTTAGACCCGAAGAATTAGCTGCGTACGGGGACTACTGCATCAACGATGTAATTCTAACCTATAAGTTGTTTAGTCTTATGGCGCGTAAGTTCCCTAAGTCGGAGCTACAGCTAATAGACCTCACCCTGCGTATGTACACTGAACCCTCATTAGAGTTGGACGCCGACCTACTAGCCTCGCACCTTGACGATATCAAAGAGCGTAAGAGTAAGCTGTTAACAGATGCAGGTGTTACGGACAAGAAAGAGCTGATGAGTAACCCGAAGTTTGCCGAGTTGCTAAAGGGGTTTGGTGTTGAACCGCCGATGAAGATCAGCCCGACTACAGACAAGGAGACGTTTGCGTTTGCCAAGTCAGACGAAGGGTTCAAGGCGTTGCTCGAACATGAGAATGAAAAGGTGCAATCTCTAGTAGCGGCACGGTTGGGTACTAAAAGTACCTTAGAAGAAACACGTACACAGCGGTTCATCGACATCTCTGCTCGTGGTCTTCTACCCGTACCTGTAAGATATTATGCAGCACACACTGGACGGTGGGGCGGGGACGATAAGATCAACCT